AGAATGAATTAAAGTATTAATTTGCTTTTCTTTATCTATTTTTAAGACTTGAATTGCAAAATCATCTGATGATTCAGTTTCTGACCAAGAAGGATCTACCGCCAATATATATTCATCTTCTGGATTACCAACTACCTCAACAGCAGGAAGCTCACCATCAGGAACAGTGCATAACGCCATTTTAGATATTTTAAAATAGCCAGAACTATCATCACTAAACTGTGCGCCGAACTCTCGCAAAAACTGCGACTCACTCATTGTCGATTTTGCTTGATTAATTAGATTTTGATCGTACAACTGAACTGGAGCGCAGTCATAAGAGAACTGCATAATACAACGCTTAGTCTTTTCTTTGTTTTTAGGGTTAGATATTAGATTTTCATACTGCTCGTATAATTTATACAAGTATTCAAATTTAAAAGACGCTGAAGATAATGCTATTAATTTATTGTTAGGCCAGATATACCTATCTTCTTCAGTCATTTCTCCTTTATTAATCAATTGGGTTTCAAGATTATAAAGCTCTTCTCTTTGAGTCGGGTTTTGAACGACGGATAAGAAGGGAATAATGACTTCGTTATAAATACGTTCAGGCATCAATAAAAACTCATCAATAATAATACGATGAAAACGAAAACCACGAAGCTTTTCGCCATCACCTAATGGCAATGCACGAATGCGGCTTTTACCAATCTCCATTACCCATTCATCGTTAGACTTGGATATTTTTGTAATACATTGTTTTAAAAGATAAGCTTCAGGTTTAGCAGCGATGTCTTCTATCTTTTTAAATATCATTTTTGACTGACGAAATGATCGGGATAATATACCTGTTTCAACTCCTTGATTTAATATAGCATCAAGTACGGCATAAATACCAGTAGTATAAGATTTACTCATACCACGCGACCACACGCCTAAAAAATAATCACTTTCCAACATGCCTTTAATAGCCATGTGTTGAAAAGGAAACAGTTTGACACCAGTTATTAAATCAGTAGCAAAAGTAGTATTGTTGCGAAGAAATTGATAAAACAATAACTTCGCTTCTCGTTCTTCTATATATCCAGGTATCTTCGCTAATTCCTCATTGGAAATTAACTGCGATTTCCTTGGTACTTGGTTGCCAATTTCCCAGCTCATTATCTAAAAAATACTGTATATCTACCTGCCATACTGACTTACCATGATATAATAATTTTGGTATAATATCTAAAGATTTGTTTCGACTACCAGTGAATATAAATTGTATATGCCTTGGATATTTATGACATAAAGAACGCATATTATGAAAAACGTATTCTAAATTTGTTTTTCTATTGTATTTACGCTGATTTATTAATATGCTACTTATACTGCTTTCAATAACCACAAACAAATAACAATTCAATTCAACCGCTTTCACCACTTCTTTCTCAAATCTTTCTATTCCAGAAGCCATAGTACCTAGAAAATCAGATTCGCTTTTTCTATCAACAAATGTATTGGTAAAATATTTTTTATCAGCTATTAGATAATCTCCTACAAATATTTTTTCTATTTTAGACTTAGGAAATTCCAACGCATCTTGTTCTCTGGTATCAATCAGTATCGGCAAATGAGATGCATCAATTTTATTAAAAGCTTCTGGTAAATTTTTGTTATATAAAGGTTCAATATTTAATAGCTTACATGCGTTGGTATAAGAACTAAAATACTTCTTATAAATATTTAAACTCGGCAAATCAAGAGTTATCACTTCATTATGAAACGGCGCAAAATGATATTGTTTTTCATCTACCCTCTTTTTTAGCAGTTCAATGCATTTTGTTTTAACTGTTTCTTCGTTAGATGCAGCTTCCCACTTCAGAAACTCTGTATAATCAAGAAACTCGGTTTCAAAATATTGTTTTTTATTTTTAAAAGGTATTTGTTGGCGATAATAAAGAGAGTTTCTCGGATAATACGTGCAATAATACTCCGCTTGATAAAGGTTATGCTTTTTTAAATGGGCATGAAAAGACTTATCGTTATTAAAAGATTCGCTACAGATTTTACACTGAATCATATAGCATCTTCTTTAGAAATTCCTAAAATTCTAGCTTTCCATGAAGACATATTCTCTAAACGATCAGCTTCCTCCTTAATAGTGCGCTTTTGCATATCGGCAATTTGAATCATCATTTTGCGTTCTTGCTCGTCTTGAAAAAGCTCTACAAGGTTAAGTATAGAAGCGTTCTTCTGATGCGTTTGCTCTACTCTCTTGGACCGTTCGCCATTGAGCTTTTGAATACTCTTGTCTATACGCCCAGCGCACTGATTGTATTCTTCAGAGATCGTCTTAAGAACCTCAGTTAGACGCATTGTGAAGTCTTTCTGATCTTGCGTCTCATTGAACATATCATTTATCTTATTTTTCTTAATATCGATCTGTCTTAGATTGATATAGTCCATGCAAACATTAATATACAAATTAATTTCATCAACAGTCAAGTCAGGCTTATCCCAAACAGAGCGCACGAATTCTGCTTCAAATAATTCTTTATCTATAGAGCTGTTGTATGAGTCATAATTCCCAACGAATCTTGGACTTGATAAATAATTTAATAATTTTTCCATCCATTTTCTATGTTGCAAAGATAATTTTTCTTCAGAAATGTTTTGGCCGCACCATTTATTTGCTTTATTGATTACCGTTCTGATTGATCGCGGAACAGAGTATTTGTCGCCAACTCCAGATTCGTTATCTACAAGATAATCAGGATATTTTTCTTTTATGTATTTTTGAACGGCTCTATACTCAGGTGTAATAAAAATATTAAAGTTTTCAAGGCCCAGAAATTTTTCATGGAATATTAACTCTGTTACTTGCCTAGGAGTTATTCTTGTTTTAATGTTTTGTTCAATAAATTCACAATTTTCTTTTGATAGTATTTCTATTGTTTGTGTGGGCTTTGGCTTTTCTTGTTTTTTAACAAATCCAGTTGTTAAAAGAAAGTCTCTAACCAGTTTTGCCTCTTTAGATCTACCCGTTAAATCTTCACGATTATAAAGTAGATTAGCGAGGACGACGTAATCTTGAATTCCTTCGTTAATCTTCTTTAATATAAATGCTTTATTTTCGTCTGTTAACATATTAAGATGAGAATATATCGTTTTCTTTTAATAACAATTGAGCTTTCACATACAACATTTTTTTTAAATTTTTTATTTGTTTGTAACCAGCTTTTCTTCCTTTTTCGCTTGTTTTAAACTTTAAAACTTGGGCTACTTGATCATCGCTAAGATTGTCTATAAAAAACATTTTATAAATAAAGAAATGCTTATCTCCTAAATTGCTTTTCATTAAACCGTGAAGTTTACTTTCAGCATTTTTATAATCGTAACTTATACTTGATTCACAATTCATAAAATAATTTTTATGATTCTCTAAGCTTACAGTCATCTTGACATCGTAAGCGGATTTTTTTACTTTCTCCCACTTAGCGTATAATGGGCATTCATTACATTGTTTGCCGCTGGTTGTAAAACCACATGACATTTCTATTCCAGAATCACCTTCTTTATTTTGATTAAATGGACAAGATAAACAAGGACGCGCAAAACTTGTATAATTATTTCTTATTATATTTCTAATTTGATTCGTGACTATACGATTCACCCAAGGTTCAATCGCTCGCGATTGATCCCACAGATGCCATTTTTTATATATATGAAGTTTGATGACTTGCTCTATATCTTCAAAATCAAACCAAGTAATCGCTTTTAACTTCCATTTATTTCTGCGCTTTTTGATTACTTGGTTAATAATCTCATACATGTCTTCAAAATTTTTCTTTTTACGATTCATCTATGTCTTGTATTGGGCGCGAACTACACTCCTTCAACGACTGACTTAAAAATTCTTCTTTACTTAGTTTTCTATAATTGGAATTCGGTCTTGAATTAATTCTTTCACTTGGATCGACTGGGGGAGCGTTAAATAAATCTTTTCCTAAATATTTATTACCTGCTGGTTTTTCTATTTCGTATGAAAGCTTCGATGGTCTAACGAATACAGTGGGAATACCATCTTCATCGACTTCTGTATTTTGTTTGCGAGAGGTAGATCTCGATTGTAGTGAATTTTGTAAAGTCGGTTTACTGATGTTTGCAAATCCTCCCAAAGAAACCCCACAGTTAGTACAGAATTTAGAGCCTTGGGCATGTTTTGTTCCGCAACTTGAACAGTAAATATTACTCATGGTTATTATATCAATGAATGTTTGTTTTATCTAATCTCTTAAGAGAATGAACGATGTATTTAAGAATTTCACTACGCATGATATCTTCTTCATTGAATTCAAAACAATAAATACCTCTTTCTTCGCTGTCTTTATTATTAAACAAATCATAAATTTTCATAAAACCAGATTTGTTTCCGATGTCTGATTGCATAGCGTCTCCGCAGATAAACATTTTAGTATTCTCGCCAATACGAGTGAGAAGAGTAATCAACTCCTTGCTGCTATAGTTCTGAGATTCGTCTGCAATAATGATCTTCTCGTTCCATGTAGCACCTCTTAAGAAGTTCACAGGCAAAGCCTCTATAATACCACTAGTTTCAAGATATTTTGATTGAGACATGGGAATAAGTTCATCCAACTTATCATACAGTGGTATCATAAAAGGATTAAACTTTTCATCTACAGTTCCAGGCAAAGAACCTAAGCCTCTTTCTCCAGACTCGACGATTGTTCTAATGTATTTGATCTCGTACTTTGAATTCATATTTAACATATGCAATGCACAATAAACAGCCAAAAATGTTTTAGAACTTCCGGCAGGTCCATTAATAAAAACAATTTTAGTATTTTTATCAAAAGCTATTTGAGTAAAACTTTTTTGCTTATCCGTTAAATTAAAATTCTTAATTGTTAATTTAGTCGATTTAAAACTATTATTTGAGATAATGTCGTTCAGATCGTGTTTTTCTTTTTGAATTTTTTTCTTTTTGATTGACATACTATAAATAAATTTACACTATTATATATGGTTTTTCACTGTTTGAGCGTTCCTTACTCGCCTACTAGAAAAGATGTTTCATTATGTGCTTTTGTGCAAAAGGTTTATAAGTTTTGCGACGAAATGACTAAAAGGGGTCATACTGTTTATCATTATGGTCATGAAAACTCTATTGTTAATTGCACAGAACATATTAATGTTACTAATAATGATATATTAATTAATAGCTATGGCAACTTAAATGATTGGAAGATCAAAGGTTTTGATCAAAACGTTAATACAAAAGCGGTTAATGCGTTTAATGACAATTGTGTTACAGAGTTAAAAAAAAGAATAAAATCAAGTAATGAATTTATATTATGCTGGTTTGGGTTCGCGCATGAACCATGTGTTAAACACTTTTATGATAAAACTATAGTAGTAGAACCAAGCATAGGTTATGATAGCATGTTCGCGCCAATTAAGATATTTGAAACATATAGTCAAATGCATAAAATGCATGGTCATTCTAAAACACATGTTGAATTAGGATGCGAACATATTGTTTATCCCGGCTTTGATCCTGACGACTTCATATACAAAAAAGAAAAATCAAATACAGCATTATTTTTAGGCAGGATTATAGAAGAAAAAGGCGCACAGCTTGCTTATGATATCTGCAATCATGTCGGACAAGATATTATATTTGCAGGGCCAAACATACTGAATCTTAAAGAGACTAAACATTGTAAATTTGCAGGATTCGTTGGTCCTATTGAACGAATGAATTTACTAAGCGATGCGAAATTTTTATTTGCTCCTTCGTTGTTTATGGAGCCATGCAATTGGACAGTTATTGAAGCTCAATTTTCAGGAACGCCCACTATTACAACAAATTTCGGCGGCTTTACCGAAACGGTATTACAAGGAGATACAGGATTAAGATGTTCTACTACTAATGATATGATTTACGCCACTCAAAACATAGATAAACTTATCAATCCTGAAAATTGTTATAAAAACGCTAACTCAAGATTTACAATTAAACATCAGTGTGATTATTATGAATATATTTTTCGTAACCTATCTTTAACTCAGATAAGTCAGATGTAAAAAATTTCTTTTGAAAATTTTGTTTTGCCATATGTCTTTGATAATTACAATAATCAACGTGTTGTGCGGTTACTTCATTATTTTTAGCTTTATTAACCGCATCAAATGTTAATTCATTAGCTTTAATCATACTTTCGTATTCTTTTGAATGCATCATGTGCGACCATTTTTCGTTATCAAATTGATTTTGTAAATACACATAACATTTGATCCAAGCATTATTAGATATAGAAGATTTTTGTTTTTTAACCTCTAAGATACTAAGATAATCAAATGCGTACGCTTCATCTACTAATAAAGTTATCATTTTTATAATTCAATATGTATAATTACTTCAGTATAATATTGTAAAAAATGATCATTATAAAGATCCCATTTTATATCTGCGCCATCTAATGAATAAATACTATAATTTTTAAATTTATTAATAGCGGTATCTCTAAAATCACGAAATTTATTTTTAAAATCATTATTACCCAAATGAAATTCAGCAACTAAAAATTTTACATTTGATTTCAAAATGTTTAAACAGTCCTCGCTAAATAAACCATATTCACTGCCTTCTATATCTATTTTTAGAAAATCTATTTTATTTATATTTAATTTGTTTAAAAGGGTTTTGAAAGTAATAGCTTTGCATTCGTATGACTTATCATGGAAAATGTAACTGAAATCATTTTCACAAAAATCCGCACCATTATTATCTATTGCGTAGTTCAAACATGTTACGTTTTTATAGTTTTTCATATTACTTTTTAATGTTGAAAACATTTCAAGTGATGACTCTACAGCATAAACGTGTTTAGGATTTTTATTTAAAACACTCATCACAAACGGACCAACACTAGCTCCTAAATCAACAACGATATCCCCTTCAGATACTTCGTTAACTTTTTCATATATTTTGTTTTCAAAAATTTCTTTCTTAACCGAATCCTCAAAAGAATCATCAATTTTTAACCATTCAAAATCATTATTTTTATTTTCTAAATCTAAAATGCATTTATCTATTTTTTCTTTTACCATATCAAATGTAATTTCGCGAGAACATTCGAAATCTTTATCTCTAGGACACCAAAGCCAATTTGATCTATCGAACGTACAATTCACATCGCTCCAACAACTGTTACAAACGTTTTTATTATGAACTCGATATGGTGTGTAAAATTCAGACTTAGGGTCTGAAAACCCAGAAATCATTACGACAGATTTTTCGCAAGCCCATGCTAACCATGACAAGCCAGATCCTAAACCTATAAAAAATTCACAATGATATAAATCATTTATCCTGTCTTCCAGCGGCAAATCTCCAGTTTTATCTATAACATTTTTAGGAATAATATTCATTACGTCTTTCGCCCCATAACCATAATGCTTATCGATGCATACCACATCGTAACCAAGTGAATTTAAATAGCTTACAACTTTAGTCCATCCTTCTTTATTGTTCCAGTATTTGCACTGGGCGGTAGATTGAGTCGCTATACAAACGTATTTTTTATTAAAATTAGATTTTTTTGTTTTATCAAAATTTAATTTGCATTTTTTTTCTTCATGTTTAATTCCTAAAATATTACTAGCAACTTCTTGTAAAGAGTAGGGTTTCCAATCGCTTTCATTAAAACAACCTATTTTATAAACGCCTTTCTCATCATCAGAAGGTTTTTCACAATAATCATAAAAATTAATCATGGGATATTCATTAATAAATAATTCTTTATGTGGAGTATAATAATTTACTTTTTTTCTTTTTTGCAATGCGAATTCATTTACAATTGGAACCCAAGCTATAGCATCTCCCAAACTTCCAGATTCATTACAAATATTTATTTCTTGAGAATCTAAATTAATATTTTTATTTACATTTCCGACAATATAAAAATGCCTAATATAAGAAAACCAATTATTAATATTAACAAATGAAGATAAATTATTTTTTAAATCATTCATCCCATTTGAGACGTTAGTATCTCTCTCTTCGTTAGAAATGTATTTATCGTCATAAAGTTTGTAAAAAATTATACGAGCATTTTTATTTTTAAGACTTGAAATTATATTTTTTATTTCGCTTGTGTCGTAATAGTTAAGCACGATCACATACACATCATGAAAAAAATTATTATTTATTGTTAAATTTTTATCAAAAAACAAATCGTTTAATAATTTAGCGTTTTGATTTTTAGTGAAAATAGACACGCTTTCATTGAAGTTTAAATCAAGATAATTTAAAGCGCAAGTTTCTTTATATAATGAAATAAATGTAGTGTCTACTAATGATTCTGAATTTATTAGTTTTTTATAAGCTATATCAAAATTATTATTAAAACCTTTTGAGATCGGAGAATGAGATTCCGAATCTGGCCTGTACATCCATGTGTATAAATTTCTTGGTATGTGTAACCACTTACCATATGAATTTACATACATTATATGATAAGAATCATTTGCACACGCGTTGAAATCTTTAATTAAAAATTCTAAATCTTTAATGTTTTTAAAACATCTTAAATACCCAAGGGAATAATAATTTAAATTATTTAAATAATCAACAGACGGATGAAATTTATTTATTTTTGATTTTAAAACTTCATTATTATTCAATAAACCTAATGAATGTAAGTTTCCATTTGATTCTTCTATTTTTTTGAAATCACAAGTCATGAGACATATTGATTTATCATTAGATAAAAATTTGTTATATATACATAAAAAATTCAAATCAAAAAAATCGTCAGCATCTATCGCAACAATATATTCAAAACTTTTATCCATAAAAGCATTTGGTTGCCAATACATTTGTTTTTTAAACTGCTGTTCAACATATTTTATTTTATCTGTTTTTAAGGTTTTTAATTTATCTAATATTAAATCTTTAGTGTTGTCAGCGCTAAAATCATCAGTTATAAACCATGTAAAATTATTATATTTTAAATTTAAAATGTTATCAAAAATAGCGTTCACATATTTAGCGCTATTATAAAAAGAAGTGTACAAAGCGAATTTTATTTCATTATTTTCGTTTAACGGCTTTGTATTTAAATTTTTTAATTTTTGCAAAATAAATTCAGATGTATTTATATCGTCTATCAAATAAAAATTATTTTTTTCTAAATATTTATCTGTATAATTTGTACATTTTTTGCATACGACCTCCATATTCCAAGACAGCGCTTCTTTTACACTTAATGGATTCAATTCTTTATTAGATGGAAATAAAAACATATCCATGCATGACATAAACAAATCCACATCAGACCTCTCTCCCCAAACTTTGCAATTATGCAATAACAATTGGTCTTGAGGTATGTCACATTCATTTAAAAAACATGAATTACCAATAAAATGAAATTGTATTTTATAGTATTTTAATTTTTCCGCTAAATCGAAAATATATTTTTGATTTTTATTTTGATTAAAAATTCCCACGTTTAAAACATGCAGATAGCTTGGATCTAGACCAAGAAGTTCTAAAGTATTTTCTCTATTTGGTCTTACATTATTTGAAATAGGCACTTCCCAAATAGATTTTATGATGTTAATATTTTTTGATTTTTCTAAATGCAATTCAGAACAAAACATAAATTCATCTGGGATAAATATCTTTTTATCAAAATCAAAACTGTTATTGTGTGTTGTTTCTATTATTTTATAAGCTCTATTCGGGCTATAAATTTTTTTTATTAATTCTTCTGGAGGTGATTTATATTCAAAACATTCAGGAAACTCATTAAACCAAACAACATCAGGATTGTATTCTTGAATAATATTTAATAATTTAAATTTTTTAAATTGAAATGTGAAGTCATCTTCCCAAAAGTCGCCTAAACAAATAACATTTTCTTCACCGATTAAATTTTTAATTTTGTTTTTTTGAATTACATAGTCATTAGAGAAATTGGAAAACTCAATTACTTTTATGGCCTCGTATTTATTTTTATTATTTAATATGAACTGATATAAATATTCAGGACAACCACCTGTAGATAGATGTGGATTAACTATTAAAATTTTCATTTATTATTGATTTTATTTGTTTTAATACTTCGTCTGAATTTGGTTGACAACGCATCGTTTCGTAGTTTTCTTGACATCTTGGTAAATAATGAACAGCATTTATACTGTTCCATTCTCTAACAGAATATTTAAGATTACTAGCGCAAAACAAAGAACATTCACCGTTAACAAATATATGTTTATATTTTTGAGAGCCTTTTCTATAAGGAGTGTTAAATTCTGGATGTCTTGCGGAACCTATTTGAACAATCCAAGTATCTGTCGTTCCAGCTAAATGCAATGGTCCAGAATCTAAAGTAACAATAGCTTTTGCATTATTAATAATATGCCAAAGATCATTTATAGAACTGCCATCATTGCTTATGTCTATTACGTTTTGCCCCAACGGTACAAAACATTTTTTATAACAAATAGATTTATCAAAGTTAACTTCTTCATGATCTTTTCCAATAACTACCACATTGAAACCTAGGTGAGATATATTGTCGGAAAGTTTTTGCCAATTTTCTTGGCTCCACGTTCTATTTTCCCAATTAGATGTAGTGTGCAAACATATATAATTACCAAAATTTTTAATTTCATAAATGCAATTATTTGTTGGAAAAAAATCTAATTGTAACTCATCGCTCGTTAAATCAAAACCTAAATCATATGCACAACTTCTTTCTGTGCAACACGCATGATGTTTTCTTAAAGATTCTGTTTCGTTTAATTTATGAGTTGAGTGTCGTTCAAAAATACTAAAAACTTCGTATTGAGACTTATCTACTGTTTCGTTCAATTTAAAATTATTTTCTATGTATGGATTATTTTTGAATAAGTCGTAGTGATTAGAAATGATAGATATTTTTGAAGAATAAATGTTAGACAGTTTTTTTATGGCTGGCGTACTTGTTAAAGCATCGCCCATACCAACAGCGTTAATTATTAATAATATCTTTCGATCAGACGAGTAAATATTAATAGGATTGTTCTGTTTATTTTTGTAAATAATTTCTGTTTCTAGGATTTTATAATTGGTTGGATTCGGGCGTCCATGCAAAAAGATAATATTTTGAATTTTTTGCTTCTCTGGTATTCTACAAAAATCTTTAAGAAAGAAAGAGTTATCGGAAGGGTTATTAAATGCGGAAACCAATGTATTTACTTCGTCTAATGGTATATTAATATGTATGTGATCAAAATTAGCATTATAATCGTATTTCCACAACAAACAATTTAAGACGCTTTCTTCATTCATTGCCGCCAAGTATTTATTTTTTATTATTTCTGGGCGATAACAAATATTATACCACTCCTTAAAAAGATCCAAGCTATTTTTATTAAAAAGTAATAAATTACATTGTTTATAAAAGCTATCACGTTTTTGTATCGAAACATTTAGAAACCTCATCAAATCAGCTTCTAAACATTTATTTACATTTAAATTATTATTTTCGTCATATGGATTACCATGACCATCCATTAACATATATTCATAACAATTTAACGGCAAAATAGGATGATTTATATTATCGTTAATCTTGTTAAATAGAAAATCCGCATTCTTGATAAGCATCATGTCAGAATCTATGCAACAATAATTATTGTTCTCTTTCGTATTTAAAATCTCTAGACATAAATTAGCTTTCAAATACAACATGTATTTTTTTGTCCAATGTTGCATTTCATCATCGTTTAAGTCATACGGCAAAAAACGAGTATGATCAAAATCGTATCTAATAGGAATTACATTATCAAATTTATTTTCGTAATCAAAATTTATTGTATAATAAATGATTTTATAAGAAGAGTACTCTTGTAAAGTCTTAAATAGTCTTTCGGCAATGTGTGTATAATTTTTATCTGAATAAGTGAAATAATAATTCATTTTATTTTATTAAAAACCAGCTTCCAAACCATTCGTCTTCAGTAATATGAAACTTATAATTATTTTCTTTACAAAATTCTTGAACAGCGGGGTTAACTCCAAACTGTCCAGCATAATTACCATTGTTAAAGTATATATGTTTATTAATTCCATCTTCTGCGAAATTTTTATCAGCAAACCAATCCATTTTTATAAAATCATGTCCAGCAAAAATACCACCTTTTCTTAATTTAGAAAACCATAGTTTAATGTCAGCTTTCACAAATTCATATTTATGGTTAGCGTCTAAATAAATAAAGTCAAGAGATTCATCGTTAAATAGTTTAACTGCGTTTTCACTGTTAGTTCTTATCATGTGGCATCTGTCTTCATGACCAGAAATGTTTTTACAACATTTATACATAACATTTATATAGTCTTGTCTGTTGCATGAGTCAGAGTATTCGGCGTTATTAACTTTGCGCCATATATCTATTAAATACAAATCTCCTTTCCATGTTTTTAATATTTCTGACGCGTATTCGCCTTCATAAGTACCGATTTCTACTGCTCTACCTAATTTATATTTAGATTGGAAAAGGTTTATTAATTCTATTCTATTTTTCATAGACGTTTTTTATTTTGCTGATATCGGCGCATGAGTGGCGCACTTCTTTCTTCGCTTCCTTGTATATTATATGACTACCGAATTGTTTTGCAAGCGAGTTTATAGAAATAGATTTGCCGATCCCTATATTAAATATCTCATTCTTTACTACAGTGATTATTAATCTAGAAACGTAATTACACACATCGCTAACACTGACGAAATCCCTAGTCTGTTCACCATCTCCATAAACGATCAGCGGCTCTTTTTTCTGAGCGGCGACATTAAATGCCGTTATGACTCCAGCGTATTGCGGATTCTGTCCTTCACCATACACATTGAAGAAGCGAAATATTAAATAATCAATACCCCATTGTTGGCAATACATTTGTATGTATTTTTCGGAGGCTAACTTATCTAATCCGTATGGACTGTTAGGTTCGGCGGCATCAGTTTCACTCACCGTACCTTCTTTGCTGCCATATACCGCTGCGCTAGAAGCGAAGACGAATTTCTTAATCTTATGAAGGTGGGCGGCTGATAATAATTTTATAGTACAGAACGTATTATTGCCAAAGCTATTTATTGGATCTTCAAATGATTTCGGTACACTCACCATACCAGCTAGATGAATGATAGTGTCTATATTATCGAAAAAGATATCGTTAACGTCGATATCTAGTATATCTATTATCTTTTGTTTGTCGGGCGGCAGTGCGGGGCTGCTAATTTTGTCCAGATTATAAATGTCATGTCCGTCATTAGATAGTTTTTTTATTAAATGGGTGCCAATAAAGCCGCTGCCACCAGTAATCAATATTCTCATATATAGTATTGTATATTATTTTGCGTGTTCAGGTATTCTATAGCGTTATAGAGAATAGATATATCATCATTGAATCGCCCAATGCCTAAATTACAACTGTTGCATATATACCCGCGAAATGTATCGTCAAAATGACAATGATCTAATATCCAAACCGTTGTGTGATTTTTGCAGATGGGACATGGCCCAGCAATAGGTGGGCGGTTCTGGGCGCGGAGGTTTCGGCGCAAGGAACTGAGTTCGTTATTACACGATCTGCATGTGTTTTTGCGGCCAGCATCGTTCGTAGAGAAAAAGGGGAACTCAATTATATCTTTTTCTTTCTTACAGTTTCGGCAGATCTTGATAGACATTTATTATATTATATCATACGTAGAAAACATGGGTTTTTTTATTTTTTGTTTATAGAAAATATGGGTTCGTATTTTTTTTGTTTTTTGTTTATAGAAATATAGCGTTTTTATGTTTTTTTTATAGGAAAAGGGGGGAGGGTATGGATTGTGTTGTTGTTGAGATAAGAAGAAGGAGATATAATAGATAGATATAATATGATGGTTAACTATGTTAAGGATTATAATGTTTAAGAATTTGGGGTTTGAGAGATTGAGAATAACCTCCCCCCGCCTATATCACACAAAAGTCAAGAACTTTTTTTTTAAAAAAACGGGGGGGGTTGGCATGGCAAATGCTGGGAGCATAACGCGTGCCAACCTACTGCGGCCAGGCCATCAAAAAAAAGTGAGAAAAAAAGCAGATAAAAATTGACGACCTGCAAAATTTCGTGCATTGTATGTACATGAAAAACGAAATGACGGTCCTGAAGATCAGCAAGTTCAAGAGCGTGGTTCTGGTCTCGGTGACGTACCGATTGGCGAACGGTGAAGTCCGTGTGGCTTCTGGCAAGACCGAAAGCGAAGCAATGGCGAACATGACAACCGAGACGACGAAAGTCCTTGACTTCGCCCCGCTTGCAAAACGGAGCGATAGCGGAACAAGCTTCCGAAACAACCGAGGCATGATGGTCGAGGTCTGAAAAAAAAGTGAAAAAAAAGTAGACAGAAAACGCCAACTCGACTAAGGTAACACCATGACAAACGACTTCGCCAACATCAACGCCGAGAGCAACATGAGCAGCATGACCACCCTGAGCTTCGAAGAAATCATCGAAGCCAACGCATGGTTCGACATGGTTTCCGCTCAATTCGACGAAGTCGAAGCGGCATGGGATCGCCTTGTTGAATACGTTGACAACATCTAACACAACAACAACAACTTTAATACAATAACAATATGTCAAAACAATCTCTCTCTATCAATCAAATCATTCAGTTGCGCCAAGGTCTAGAACTACGTATCACAGAACTACAAAAGCGCATTGATCAGTGCAATGACATTAATCTGCCCGGTACTGCAAAACTTTGGCAAACCGATTTGAATGAAGTTACCGCAATGCAAAACATATTGAATTCTTGTTACACTGTAACTCTTGAATAAAAGGTAATACAATAAGGGCTGTACTAGTACAGCCCTTACAATAACAATATAATAACATGCAAGACATTAACAACAACGAACTCGCCACCCTTCGTATCGCTCTTATGGATAAGATAGATAAGATGGATAGAATCATCAAAGAGTGCGAAAAGACAAACGATCAGCTTAGTAAGTTATATTGGGAAGAAGCTATTGTTAAACACAACGAATTGTTAAACAAGTTGTATGATATGCAGAGATAGTAATACAATAGCGCAGCAAGAAGCGTGCCAACCACCTTGGCACGCTATCTGCTCCCCCCCCCCCCCCCCCCCCCCCCCCGGGGGGGGGGGGGGGGGGGGGGGGGCCTTAGCAAGGCCCGTGCCAACCTATCCGCCAACCCTCAGTATACGTCGTCAACGTATTGGTTCGCGTCGTCTGCGACATCGTCGTAGACAGGCTCTGCGACATCGTCGCAGGTTGGGACGTTGTCCACCGTGTTGTCCTCGGTGCCGTTGTACGCACCGTAGAACTCCTCGGGCGCGACGGTGGCGAAACTGGCGACTTCGTTCTGCGGGTCAATCATTGAATTCATGCGTAAAGAGTAGGCTGGAAACCTTTCGGACACAAGAAAAAAATGCAAAAAAAGAAAAAAAAATATGCAAAAAAAAGCTTGACACAGCCAACCGCGCATGAGTATAATGGGGTATCGCAAGGGGATACCCCCCTCCCCCCCCCCTAGGGGGGGGGGGGGGGGGGGGGGGGGGGGGGG